TGATCTTCTCTGAACGATCGATGGTACTCAAGTTCTTCACCATTTATATAATCTCGTATTTTAATTGGCGTAGATGAGACCAGCCATACCATTGTTTATTCTGAGGATATTGTAATTTACCGCGTAAATCGGATCGTTTATTGGTAAGGTTTCACTATGTATCATCGCTGAATCTAGACGACTGAAATTGAGTGTTCCTGTGGGCTGTAGAAGACTCGTCGTGAGACAGAAGCAATGTAAGAAGATGTCGGGCGACGTCACGTAATTCGTGTGATAAAATGAAGAAACATCGATGTAGTGCGGTCTCGCCCACTTGTACACACCGATGTCCGTGCCATTAATGCTTATTTTTACTTTATTCGACGCGGATGTCAACGCACTCGTGTAACTCGTGTTTGAACACGCGATATATTTGACCGGATGATTAAAACTCAACTCGTGAATTAACTCCCCGGATGGAATATTCTTTTGTACTTGATGAATGAGAATATTATGGCTTCGCGACGCCATGGTCGCACGTTCATCATTGTCTAAATAGTAATAATTGGCGAACGCTTCCCAATTGTACAATCGAGCGTCCGGACCCCACCGAATACGCACTTCAATATTGTGATACTGTAACGCACACAAAGGAATCGCACTCTGAGGGTTTTCGCAGAAGAAGAATCGTAACGGGTAGAAATACGATCGAGAGCTTAATCCCGGGTGCGGTCCATTTGACGATTTAGATACATTGTTCGCGAATGTATCGATTGCAATCTTTTCACAAAAGATTGAATCTTGTGTGTCAATCACGTGCCCTCCCACTAAAAGTTCAACACTTTCGATGAGTGTCGTCCAATTGAGTGAATCGAGAGATTGTGTGTGATCATCAATCGTGAGATATACATATCCCAAAAGATCACCCGTTTTTTCGAAACGGATGGTCGACATAGAGTTACTATTCACAGCTCCCTGTATGGTTTGTTGCTCGAGAGATTGTGAAAAGTTGGAGTGCCTCTTAAAAGAAGAATTAAAAAACGAAACCTCCGGTTCACCCATGATATGTTCATCCTGTGCACCAATCGCGATCAGTTGAACGATACCGGAAGACATTTACATTACCTGAATGTTATTTTTACCTAAAAGCTCCGCATATTGGGTTTCCTGCACACGAAGCGAATGATTAAGAAGTTATCACCAGTGGCACCATCCTCGATGGTATCACCGTTTTGGTCGCGAATTGTCACCGTGAGTCGATCGATTGTGTTGATGGGATCAATATATTGCGTCACGACTGGATAGTTATCTCTGAACACGATTAAATCGTTCGCTCCAGTGTGAACATTTGATTTACTAATGAGCGATGCAAACGAGTTTCGTAAGACGGAAAGCGCGGGTTGCGACGCGACGGATTGCGGTGGATCCTTTGACGCTCGATCCGTAAAAATGGAATCTAGTTCGGCGATCGACACGTAACAATGTTCAGTCGCATCAGTCGTGTGAATGTGTGCACCGAGAAGTCTCGCTTGCACCACATTTCGAAGTGGGGTGTTCAGGTACACCGTGAACGTATTCGCACTGTCCTGTCCAACACTATCGAGAGTGATCGTATGAAATTCGTAATCAATGTCCGGAATACTCGGGGAAGGCACCGTGATGAGTGCCATTTTACTATTATACACCTAGATTAAAACACCACCGATTCCATCGGCGATTTCATAGTCACCGTGGTCGCGGACGACTTGTTGCGCGCCACACACACCACCCGGGGTGAGAGATCGGCTGTAATACCCAGCCGTCTTCTGAGGACCGGCCACACACTCGAGCTTGTGGTCGAGGTCAAAGATTGACTTTTCCGACTTGGCCTTGATCACGATGGGCCTGGCCTGGTAGCCACTTCGACGGGACTTCACCAGAGCCAACATGTACATGATACCGATAATCACGACGACGCCTAAGATGGCGACACGATCCGACTTATTGAGATTGAGCTTGAACATTTATAGTTTACTGATATTTTTTTGTAAAGTGCGTTAAAGATTTTCGATTACTTTCAAGTTAAAGGGTAGATGGACGAAGAGATTGTTCTCGATCGAGGAAATGCGACAGTCATGAAGCTTGACGCCGATGAACAAGCACTCATGGATGAGATCCATATCAGTGCCCCCAGAATGCAAATGCCGAAGCGCCCAGCGGCCACCCCTTCCAGAAGACCCCAACCCGGACCTCCTCCACAGGAGGAGATCGACGCATTCGCGAACCCGAACAAGCAAGCACCACCACCGAGACACGAGGCTGAAGAAGTTGATTACGGTGAAGACGAACAGATGTTTTACGACGACGATGAAGAACCAGGTGCGTATGAACAACAACAACAAGAAGAACGACCGTCGAATGGTTTCACATCTGTAGATGAAGAAAAGGCGGATATCCTAAACAAGCTCGCGAGACTTGAAAAGAAGGGATTCAATGTGAATAAGCGCCTGAATGCGTACTCTTCCATCGAAGAGTTGCGCACGGAAGTCAAGCGAGTCACGTACAGTATCGAAGTTGAACAATCTGTCAAGTTCAGCAAGCGCATGCTCGTCGCGTGTGTCACGGGTCTTGAGTTCTTAAACAAACGCTATAATCCATTCGAGCTCCATTTGGACGGATGGAGTGAATCTGTGATGGAAAACCAAGATGACTATGATAACGTCTTTGAGGAATTGTACGTAAAGTACAGAAGCAAGGTCAATGTCGCACCGGAAATCAAGCTCATCATGATGCTCGGTGGTTCGGCGATGATGTTCCACTTGACGTCATCAATGATGAAAGCCGCGCTGCCTAACATGAACGATGTGCTCAAACAAAACCCGGATCTCATGAAGAATATGGTTCAGGCCGTTCAATCGACGGCGTCGCAACGAGACACCGAGGCGGCCCCGTCACCCGACGGACAGTATGAAATGCAAGGTCCGGGTATCGATATCTCCAAACTGATGGGTGGTATCATGATGCCCCCACCGCCACCAATGAACACATCGCCGATGACGACGACGCGCCAACCGGAACCCGTTCAGGAGGATGACGACGTGTCCGATATCGTATCGGTATCAGGAGAGTCTACGGGTGGTGAAGTGAAGGAAGTCAGTGTCTCTGCGACGTCAAAACCCAAGAGGACCAGAAGAAAGAAGAAAACCGAAATTAATCTGTGAGTATATCATAGATGATAGGATACTGTCCCCTCGAGGAAGATCCGCCCATGGTTCATCAGGTTGAGGTCGACCGACCGAGACCTCGTCGAGAACCTTCAGGGCCAGAAGAAACAGAATGTAATTATCTAGTTTTAGCCTTTATCTTGGGTGTTGTCGTGTTAGCCGCAACGGATAACGCGTAAATCGTATTTTTATTTCCATGTTTGGAATTTGTTTTAATTTGCAAATAGAATTCCAGCCATACCCTTATCGACGCGTAGAATGTTATAATTCATCGCATATATAGATATCTCTTCCGTTTCTAATCGTTCATACCCCTTTTGGGCGTTTCGTAAGATGAGCTTTGCATTATCGAGACGACTGAAATTACACGTTCCCGTGGGTTTATAGTCTGACGCGTTCATACAGAAGTGATACGCGTAATACCTCGTATAAAATGGACATTCTTGATCCTCGTCGTATTGAATGATTCCGAATTTCGTGTGATTATAATTTTGAACCACGTGAAAATATTGCGGAGACATACTTTCTAAAAGGGGTGTTCCGTTCATTTGAATATCGGCGGACGCGAACGTAAACCTATCGGCTTCGACGACGGCGGACCTCGTGGTATATCCAAAAAAGATTGATTTAACCGGATGATTAAATTGTGAAATGTCGATATCATTGTATCCACCATTATTCGTGTTATCGGAATCCGCTTTAGTTTGTGCGGCTGTGTATACACTAAAGAGAGCGTTCACGTTACTTTGTTGCGCGTCAACCGCCGGTTGGTTCACGGGATTTGCCGACGTGAGTGACAAGAGTAATGTATTCGCTTCATCGTATTCATTCCTCGCGATGACAGCTTTGTCTCTGTAATATTCAGTGTCGTCGCAGACGATTTGTCTCTTTATGTTTTGAACTTGTGTAACGATGATGTCCATTCGGTTTTCAGTGAAACGCTTGCGTTCGGCCGTGTCGAGAAAGATGTAGTTTCCGTAACACTTCACACCCGAAACATTCGGCGTCTTGAAATTAATGCGTATCTCGACTTGGTGAAATTGCAGAGCTAATAATGGAAGAAAGGAATTGTTATCACAAAAGAAAAAGTGTAAGGGGAGAAAGTTTGGATTCGTCGTGGAACACTTGTTATTAATCTCTTGAGACTTTGTGTACGTATCAGCGAGGTAGTTTTGCCATATATCAGATATATAATCATATCCATACGAATCAACCTTTTGTCCACCGATGTACAAGTCAATCGTGGACTCAAAAAATTGATTGAGTAAATCAGTGCCTTCGAACCACACGGCATTGATGATATCACCGAACACAGGAATGACTATGCTCGTGTCATTGCTCGTGATCTCTTTGATGAATTTAGGTGCTTGAGAAAAGTTTGTGTGTCTCGAGTACTTCAAATTAAAGAACGACATACCTTCCGATGTCGTGAAGTAAACATCTTGCGCGCCTTTGGACACGAGTTGTACCAATGCTCCAGACATTTAATTTATGTTCAGATTATAAAAACAGACACTTTCCCTGAGGGAAATCCGGTTTTTCTTCTTTGATCGCATGTCTCGGTATATTAAACCCACCTTCCCTGTATACTTTCATGCGCTTATAGTACATGGCTGTCATGATAGACCACTTATCATGAATATCGTAAATGTGTGGGTTGTTCTTTTTCCCTTTCGTTTCTCGCATGATTCGTCCGATGGATTGTACGATATCGGATTTAGGTGTCGCGAGAATGACCGTGTCGAGGGTTGGAATATCGAGACCTTCGTGCGCTTGGCTAAACGTGGCAAAAATAATCTTCTTTTTTGACGATTCCTGAAGATCAACCTCTTTCATACCACCCATGTACAAACCCGAATTCTTTGGAAAACACTGATGTAAAATTTCACAGTGCCATCGACGTTCACTGAGCACGAGAAGTTGTCTCGTACCAGCTGATGCCTTTTTAATGAGATTCACGAGCATGATATTCCTCTGACGATCTTCGACGACCATCGTCACCATATTCGGAAGAGACAACTTACCGAAACGTGTACACGGTGGTGGATTTTTATAGTTTTCACATTCATATTCTATTGGAAACACATCCACTTGATCCTGGTTCTTTCGTTCAACGGCAAAGAACGTTGGACCCATGAACCAATGAAGCACTTTCGTGAGTCCATCTTTTCGTTCAGGTGTCGCCGAGAGTCCAAATATATGTTTTGGACACAGTTTGAATAAACTTTGACTGAATACTTTAGCACATATGTGATGCGCTTCATCCACGATGAGTGTACCTATGGATTCAAAATCCGCGAATGAATATTCTTTGAGTGCGAGTGACTGGAGCATCGCGATGACGAAATCGCAGTCAACCTCCTTTTTATCCTGTTGAACCACACCTATCGTAGCACCCGGGCAGAATTGTTGAATTCTTTCCTTCCACTGATCGGCGAGAAACTGTTTGTGTACGATGATCATGGTTCTGTATCCCAGTTTACACGCTATCGCCAAGGATACGGTCGTCTTACCGTACCCACACGGAAGGGAAAGAACTCCGTGACCCGCATGAAGAGCTGCAGTAAGTGCGGCGTTCTGATGGGTGGCATCTCGAAGTTGTCCAACGAATTTGGCGTTCGATTTGGTTGGGGTGGGACGTTTGTCTTTCTGTTGGATTCCAAATGCATCAACTCCAAAGAATCTTGGAACGCAGATTCCATTCTTAGCTGGTTTAAATACCTTAAAAGGTGGTGGAGGGTGTCCGAAGTCACCATTCACTATGGGTCTTACCGTGAGTTGTTTTTTTATTTGTGAAAGATCGACACCACTCACGAGATACCCAGTCCTCGTCAAAGAGGTTTCCATTATATGGATTTAAAGACTTGAAACTTTATATCGATATAATGCCGACTCTTAACGTGGACGAAAACATCCAAAAGATTACCGAAGCGATCAATGGAATGAGTCAAGAAATTTTGCGTCTCGAGGGGTCGCTTCGTGTGTTCCGTGGTTTCAAGGAAGCTGGACTTAATGAAGTCGATGTCCCGCTTCAACCGATGGCCGCCGAAGCCGAAGCCGAAGCCGAAGCCGAAGCCGAAGAAGAAGTCAAGGAGACGACTGAATAGATTTGAGCTTCCACGCATAGCCACTGTATTCACCGGTGTTCCACACACCCATAAATTCAACATCAATGTCTACGACATCATTCCTTACGAGAGATTGTACGGGTCTTCCTTTGACTTCGCACATGACCCTCCTGTAACGAAATGGTACTTTTATAGTGAGTATGCGTCCTTCGAGTGGATTGTCGATACGCGCGTTCTTTAATAAGTGTATCTTCGCGTCGTGCATTCGTCGAATGGTTTGCGCCGTGGATTCGGTCACGGTCACGCGCATGTACTTTTTATCGTTATGTTCATACATCGGTTCGTGGACGAAGCCGTTGACTAACATATATGATTAATATCAAGATAACTATAAGTCTCGTTATCGTGAGTGGCCACATGGGTTTGCGAGTTCCAAACGTCTCGTGACAGAATTGTCGACCGACTTCGACGGCGGCTTCTATGCTCGAATAGGGTGTGCTCCTCGGAGACATCATGCCACACAGCGCCACTTTCGATGAGTGACCGAAGAATGGCACTTGTCCGTGCACACTCAACACACCCGACGACTGACTAAACGTCCATTTTTTACCGGTCCACGTGGACCCCCATCCGATCCGCGCGTGTTTCGGTTTCGGTACCTTTAATTGACGAATCACTTCGTCGATGAGTTTCTGTGGCTCGGTCTTAAGAATATCTTCCGTGAGATCGCAAATGACACACGATATCGTTTTCTGGTCGGATAACACGACGGGTTGTAAGTTCCACGGCGTTTCCATGGCAATTTTCAAATCGTTGTCTAATTTGATTGGGTGTGTGTAATCGAGAAGGACGTTGATGCATCCGTACGTACTATCACGAATCTGTTTTGTCGCGTTCGGTCCCCAATTTTCCTTGACGAGTTTAATCGCTGGTGTGTTATCGATGCACATGACGAGCAAACCGTCGGAAATCTGTGTTCCATCTTTAAATGTAGCGACGTAATC